ATGCTCTCAGACGCTCAAGTAAAAAGCTTAAAGCCAGAAGAAAAAAGATACTCAAAAGCGGACGGGGAAGGTCTGTCTATAGAAGTCATGCCGACAGGCAAAAAGAAGTGGGTTTTGTCTTATCGTGTTCATGGCAAACAAAACCGAAAGCAAATCGGTGAATATCCAGAAATCGGCTGTAAAGAAGCTCGTCAACTCGCACGTCAGGTTAAAGCTGAACTGCAAGGAAAAGTTTTAGATGCACCGACAGTCAGAGTGGTTATTGATGAATGGCTGGCCTTGATGACTCCACGCTGGTCCAGTCAAAAATATATAGATACCGTAATTTACAGGCTTAACTATATTACAGAAGATTTTATTGATGAATCGATTGATGAGGTTGAGCGTAAACAGGTCGTTAAAGCTGTAAAAAATATGGTAAGCAAGGGCACACTTGAAACCGCAAAACGTTCGTTACGCCTGTTAAATGAAATCTTTAACTTTGCTATCGCATCTGACTATACACAAAAAAATCCGTGCACACTGGTTGGCGATGTTATTCCGCAGCAAGAAGTTCGCAACATGCCTTCACTTGATGCAGAGCAGATGCCTGAATTCTGGAAGCGAGTGCAGGGCGGTATTGTTACACTCGAACTGCTACACGCGCTTAAGCTTGCATGTTACACAGCAGTGCGGATCTCCGAATTATTAAAAGCAAGATGGGATACTGGCGAAATTGATTTTGATAATAATATCTGGGTAATTCCGGCTTCACGTATGAAGATGCGTCGTGATCATGCGGTTCCCTTAACGCCACAGACCAAAGCTTTATTCCGGGAGCTTTATGATCATAAGAAAGATGATGGTTATATCTTCAAGCATACTCGTCGTTTAGGTGAGCATGTTCCTTCTGAAAGCGTCTTAGCTATTATTAAAAGAAACGGATATGGCGGCCAGATGGTAACCCATGGCTTCCGCTCCCTGTTTTCAACTCATGCCAATAATGCCAAGAAATTCCGTGCTGATGTGATCGAGTACCAGATTGCTCACGTTCCGAAAGACCGCATTCGTGGCATTTATAACCGTGCTGAATATTGGGATGAAAGGGTGGAGCTGATGGAGTGGTATTCTTCAGAAGTAGATAAATGGATGAAAGGCGCTTAATTAGCGCCTAATTCTTGTTTAATCTTATCCAGAGAGGCCTGTGTATAACCTTTATACTTAGCCGTTTCCCGATCTGGCGGGAACTTCTCTAGATAATTTGCCTTGAATGTATTTACCGCCATGCCTAGCTCTTTGGCAACTTGGCGCATTGAGTACCATTTCATATCAAACCACCTCCAATCTTTTACCTGCTTCTATTTCTTCATCGTTAAATTCTTCTTTGGTCATAGTTCCGAGAAACGAGACTGATAGAACAAAACAGTCCAGCAGGTCATCATTAATGAGTCCACATTTATCACTGGCCGTTTTTTTCATGAAACTTAAATCACTCTTGGTGATATTTGTTGACTGACCCTCATCCAAAACCCCATGAGTGAAGGAGCCGGTTCCACTTATTTCTCTACGCTTAAACGAATAAGCAACCAACAACCAATGATACTTTTGCGTTTCAATAGGGGTATTTGCATTCATACCACCTCTCCCAAACTAATAACCACTTCTTCCGGCAAATCACTGTCTTTTAGGATCATGGCTCAATCCTCCAACCCTTCGTATTCTGGATACTCATCATAAAAAGCATCGTAAGGAGATTTGCCGCTATTAAAATCTGGCATCCATGCCTCTTGATCCACATTGTCATGACCGACATGCATATCAAATAACGAGGATAGAACATTAAACCAATCTTCTTTATTCATTGAATTACTCATTTTATTTCCCATCTCAAAACCCCATCGCAGCCAGACCAAAACCAATCAGCCCCAACAACAGCCAGCCCAAAAACAGATATTCGAGGTGTTCCATGTGATGTTTTTTCATGTTGGCTCCTGAGGTTCTTTTGAATGAACCCAATAATTAATGCTTGGCTCTGCTTGAAGTTCAAACACCTTATTGCAGTTATTGCATTGGACATCCCATTCGCCAATGCGGTCATCTTCATGTACTTGGTTATTAATATCTTCTCGATTCATACCCCATGAGCAGTAAGGGCAATCAAAGTCATGCATGGCTTTGCTCCTGAGCTTCGATCATGGCTTTATAATCGCGCCACAATTCCCATTTCTTGCTTCGTAAATGTTCTTTGTAAACATTTTCAGTAATCTCAATCCAAATAGGATCTATTTCATTGCCTACTGGTTTAGCAACACGATCTAGTGCTAGTGTTTCTGCAATACTTTCTGGCAATTCTTTACGCACTAAGACAAACCCTTCCGGCACCGCTTGGGCTTCACGCTTTGCTGCCAACCAGATATCAAAAGGTGTAGCAAAAAAGAACTCATTTTCTAGATTTCTAAGCGCTGCTTTATAAGCTTCTCTTTCTTTCTGAATATCCATCACGCCACCTCGCATTCACGTTTATTACGAGCGAAAATGGCATAGGCATCATCTTCACTAAAGTTGATATCAATTAAGAAAAATCCGTTTGGTGCAATTGGTTCCCACTTGGTGATATCACTGTCATCCATCATGATTTCCCAATCGTCAGGGCTAACACTGCTTTCCATCCAGAATGTTACTGTGTCCACATCAAAGTGATTCTCAAACTTCTTCCATTCATCACTACTGACGTATTCTTCGTTTTTCAGATTCTCATTCATGTATTCTGAAAAGGCTGGATGCGTCCAAGTGCCCATTTCACTGCGAATAATTTCTATCGGTTCTAGATTTTTAATACTCATCTTCACCACCAATCTTTTATTAAAATAAATAACTGTGCTAAAAATCGGGTCTACTTTTTTATTAAAGTAGGTTTATGCGACTTTTAACTTCTGATTTAATGCGAGCTGGTCAATTGCCCGATCTATTGTTTTATTGAAAGCAATCACGCTTTGCTCAAGCCCGGTAATATCTAAATCTTTTGTAAATACCCGGATAATCACCAGCTGCAAATACTCGGGCAGGCGAGGGTCATAACTCACGAAGTCGCACCATTCACGACGAGTACAAGCCAGCTGACTAGTGATTTGAGGAATGTGCTCATCTGGTACTTGCTTAGTCAGCAGGGTGTTCAAATGCGTTGTAGTATCAGGACACTTAACTTCAATTTGACCTTCATCATTAACAAGCCCATCAGGTGAAGCACCGAACATTTCAATGAAAGGGTGGTCAATTAAGCCCGCTCCAACTACAAAGTTACCCGTTTCATTTTCATAAGCCGCTATTGCATGAGGCTCGTTATCGATACCCCATTGCATTGCTGTGTTTGTGAAGATTTCCTTCTGAACGCCGGTGAGGCGCTCAGCTAGAATAGTTAAACCCAATGCATTTAAAGCTTTGCCTTTATTTGGCTTGGCATTTAAATCCTTTACTCGGCTTGCTGTGACTTTGCCGCATCGCTCAGAATGCCAGTCATCACTACGCTGGAGAATGTTCATAGGTTTCTCCTTCGCGAGCCAAAGCCTGATCAGCAAACTGTGCGATTTCTTTTAAACTGGCAGCATGATTCGACCAGAATGTATTTTTTAGATTGCTGCTTGGCAGGACAGAGTAGGCGGTCTGCAGGCGCTTAGTTCCATACTGCGCTTCATTTTTAAAGTGTGGCAGGTGTTCGGCTTCAAATGCTTGGTAGCCCTCTGGTACAGTGCTATTGGTTACGCCAGAAACAGTTTTAACTTCTTGATTTTCAGCAATACGCTCAGCCTCATCTTGATCATGAATGCCTACAAAACCGAAGGCTAAACGTGCGCACTGGATAGTAGCTTTATGGCGCAAGAAGCGAGAAGGGTGGCTTTGCCATGGTCCTTCAACGACATATCCTGATTTAGACTTGAATGGGGCACGGTAGCACTCAGCCAAGTATTCGCGGACAATAGTAGGGTGCTCACGGTCTTTGCGGTAGATAATACATTCCACCCACTCAGGCGCTTTAACCTTGGCACCATCCATTTGAACCATGTTTTCTGAAAACCTAAATTCCATGCCGTTGAAATTAGAGTTCCCATTGATGATGCGAGACCAACCATCTACACCAACAACCGGAATAATCCCCTTGTTTTTATCTGGAAAAGCATAGATTTCTTTTGTCCAAGGATTTAGCTTGTATTGGCCTGCAACAATTAAGAGAGAAGCCATCTGAGCATCAGTTGCAGGCGTTTCAGTACGAAAAGCTGTTTGAATCAGTGTATCTTTCAGCTCTTGCGGATCTATATTTGATAAACCCAATACATCTGCAACCTGTGCAATTTGAGCTGTAACTAAGGTATTTACCGGTGCATTCATTTTTTATTCCTCAAAATTTAATAGATACGTGCGGAACTAAGCCTTTATTGATTGCTTGCAAAATCTCTTTGCCTTTTGCCTCATCAACACCTAGAGCCAGCAAACCTTTTAGAGCTTCATTGCAGATTTTTTTCTTATGCGCTTGATTTGCTTGACGTGCTATTTCTGCTTGACGCTCTGCCTCAGCTTTAGCTGCCTGCTCAGCCTCAATGCGCTTACGTTCATTTTCAGCAGCTTGCACAGCGCGTAATTCAGCAGCTTCTTTTTCGGCCTTTAATCGAGCTTCGCGTTGTTCTGCCTCAGCCTTTTCACGTTGTACACGTTCAGCTTCAAAACGTGCTTTTTCTTCGGCTTCGCGGGTCGCTTTTTCGGCAGCTTCGCGGGCAATCTGAGCCTCACGTTCTTGTTGCTGGCGAAGTATTTCAGCTTGACGTAGGCGTTCTAATTCAGCCTGCTCAGCTTCACATTTTTCACGTGCCGCCAGCGCTTTTTGTAGAGCCTCAAGTGTTTCAAACTTTGCAATTTTTGCCTCTTGCTCGAACTCCTCAAATAAAGGGCAAACCTCTAAAACATCAAGCATTCTGATCTGGTCAGAGAGTCGCTCAGCAGTCATTTCGTGAATAACAGATGGATGAGCAAAATCTTTAATTTTTTCAATGTCGGCTTTGTGCTTCGCCACACGATCTTTTTCGGCCTGCTCCCATGCATCACGCGGCGCCAAAATTTCGTTGCGTAGCTCATCAAATTTCTTTACAACCGAAATACGATCATCGTCAATGACCTTAATTTGCGCCTTTTGTTCAGCTACCAATTCTTTACCGCACTTTTCAATTAGTGTTTTCGATTTACTAATCTTCATAGCCAGTGAACCGATAGCATCACGTCCTTTTTTTGTTGTGACATCTGGCACATGAGAGCGCACTTCTTGGGCAATGCGCTCGAATAATTCATTAGTTCCGCCAGCTTTAGAGAAGGCAGCAACTATCACGTTCTGTTCTAATATTTGTAATTCGTTTACCGGTGCATTCATATTCTTCTCCTAAGCAACCTGTGCCAATTCCATCCCAAACAACCCAATTTCACGCTTCACTTCTTCCAAATTCGTGAAGTGATCAAACTGCTGAGTCGTCAATTCATCAATTGCGATAAACTCATCGTTAAACACACAGTCATCCGGCAGACCACGGTAAGTCTTAACTGTGCACACCTGGTCTGTATCCACCGTACCGTCTTGCAGTACTAAGATGGATAGCATGACGCGCTGGGTATGCAAGTCATCAAGCAGCATGTATTGCGTGTCTAAGTGAATTTCGGTGCGGCCAAAATAGTGGGCTACAAAATCAGGGTCGTAGTCGTGAGTGTTGAATTGTTCGGCAAAAGCGGTTTTGATTTTCATACCCGGCGCTCCTTCAAAATTTCTCTAACCTCAGTAGCTACCCTGCCAATATCCTCGTCATTCATTTTTCCAGTGCCAACCAAGCAAATAATTGCCTTAATTTCCGGCTTACTCCAATCGCTATCCGGCTTAGAATCCCAGTACAGCTTGAATACATGATTGCCATTCTTGTCAATGCTGAACATTGAGAACGTATTGAAACGCTGACGCTCAAGAAACTTTTGAAGCTTCTCTTTATCGCCACTGTAGGCGTGAAAATTTGGCTTAGCACTCATACCGCCTCCTTTGCCACAGAAACCACACCACTTTGAATTTCTGCATCATCTGCGTGCCGAATAGATACAAGATGAATCCAGTGAGAGCCAATATCATCAGCTTGTACTGTGTAAAGCTCTGGCTTGTTGTTTATAACAATCTGATCACCAGCTGCTATAAGATTGTTTGCACGACGATACTCAAGAAGTTCCCGGTCTAACTCAGGCAGGCTCACTTGTTTAGAGTGGTTATAAGCTGGCATATAGCCGCCAAATTTTTCGATTAGGCTCATACCCGGCGCTCCTTCAGAATCCCTTCAACCAGCGCGTCATTAATGCGCTCAATCTCAAACTGGTCGATGTAGGCATTCACTTCTTCACCAAGCTGATCTTCAACTGCAATGATTTCCATTTCTTCAATTTCAGCACCGACTGCCGAGTAACCCACGCCATTTCCATCGTCAAAAGTGGAGTACTTGAACTCGACCTTGATTTCGTATTCTTCATCTTCTGTTGCGAGTGTTGCAGGGCAGAAGTCAGAGCAGCGTGAATCGATCTTCACGACATGGTATGAGGGAGAAACAATACTGATCTGTTCTTGTTGTTCTACCGCGATAGGCCCACTTGCATCGGCGTAGTTGCAGCCTGATACCACTGAGGCAATTAGGAGGCTATTGAATAAAGTAAGTTTTGCATTCATAATTAATTCACTCACTGTAGGGTGGGTCGGGCTCCAGGTTGTTGCTGCAACGCTGGGGCTTTTTGTTGTCTTGGTGAATAGATTATTCATTAGTGAATAAGAATAGTCAATAGTGAATTATTCGTAAGTGAATAAATTTTTAGTTATTTACTGAATTTCATGTTTTAATAGACAAAAGAAAACCCACACGGGGTGGGCCAGGGGGTATCCATGAAGCTAGGAATGTTGCTAACATCAATAGCGTGTCAGATTTATTTATTGCATGTGCTTTCTGGATTGCATGAAGGAAAAGCACTAATTACCATAATGTGCTGGATAGGTGCGGTTTTATTTGGAATGTGGCTTAATGATAATTACTCAGCCAAAAAATTTAGCAACAAAAATAGCTGTCAAAACAGCAATAACTAACTCCCAAATATATTTCCAATTCTTTAAATAAAAATCCAAAATTTTATGCGCCCATTCAGAGGTCCAGTGCTTCTTATTTAATGGCGAAATAAAGAACGCAGCATCGTATTGATTTTGTTTTTCATAAGTGTCCTTTCCATTCCACCAGTCTTTAATAATTTTAAGTATTCTTTCCATAAAAACACCTAAGCCGCTACATGTGGCTTCTTCTTAATTACTGTCTTTATCTTTTGCAGATTCTAATTTTTTTGATCTGCTAAACTCTGCCATTTCTTCCATTGTTAGGACAGGTATATATACACTGTCGCCAAACTCTCCCCTTAGCTGCTGAACTTCTTCTTTTGAAAGAATAAGCTCTTGATTAAGATCAGCCGCTATATTCAATTTTTCAATTATTTGATTCATTAGTTTGGCTGTAGACATAACTATTCCTTATTAGCAACCATCTTCTGGCCCAACTTTCCCTCTTTAACTAATTGAACAATCTGTTGTCCAGTATAAACAGGTATGAAGCGCCCCTTTCCAATTGCCTTAACCAGAATTTCCACCTCAGAAGCAGAGAGGGCTATGCCCTCATTATTTTGTGCAGCTTCTCTTAGTTGCTCGATAACTTTATTGATAGGCAAATCCATGCTCACTCCTTAAGGTTTTACCAAAGCTGTCTCTAATCGACCTACTAGGTTGATTTCGTTGAGCTGTTCATTTGTTATGAATTCATCTGGATAGCGTATTTTGTCTGGATTATCGCTAGCCAATCTCACTGTCTTCCCACCAGCATAACTCACAAAGAATCGTTTCATTCTTAGTTCATGATTATGTGTAAATACATACACACAGCCACTTTTGAGCGTATCAGGATCTTTATCCGCTACATCAATGAATAAGGGACTATTAGGCGCTACTGTAGGCCACATGCTGTATTCATCTGAATAGATAATCTTGAGGTTTTCCGGTTTTGCCTGTATCCCTAAAATTTTAAGAATGTAGGGATCAATGTCTAAGTATTCGCTTGGATCTTCTAAAAAATTCTCTATGCCATTTCCACATGAAGCCTTTACATCCTTGTACACCGGTATTCTCACATTAAATCTTTTTGCTTCAGCACTTCTGAATTCGATTGGAGAAATATAAATATCTCCTTTCTTTTGAGGTGCCTCTCCCTGCGCCTCTGGTTTTTCATCCAGCTGCTTTAAATCTACATCCGTTAATTCGGTAATTGTAATACCTGCCCAATTAGAAAGCGCGTCCAGAGCCTCTCTTTTAGGCTCCTTAGTCACACCGCTAATAATCCTGAACAAGGTAGCTTGTGACATCCCTATATCTTTAGCGAGCTTATTTGAGTTAGTGCCATGCTTCTCAATTAGATACTCAATATTCTTTTTTAAGAAAGGGTACATCTGGAAATCCTCTTAACGTCATTACATTTTATTCAAAAAAGAATAATTAAGTTGAAATAATTCACTTGTGCATTGACAATTATTCATAAGTGAATAAAAATGGAATAAATAGGAGGCTAATTATGAACCTTAAAGAAAAAATCCTCTTCCTGCGTAGTCATGGCTTCAGCCAAACCGAAATCAGTAGCCGCACAGGAATTTCTCAAAGCTCCGTTTCTAAAATCGAAAACGGTGAGCAATTCGATGTGTCTTATAGCAAAGGCGCTGCTCTTGATCTTCTGGTTAATGAAGTATCTAAACAGCAACTTACGCCAGCATTCGCCTAAGGAACCCCCATGAGCAAATTATCAATTGAACTGCCTGCAAGCGCTAGCAATAACGAATCGCTCATATTGCAAGCACTCAATGCAAGCAATCAGCGTCAAGTTGCTGAAAAGGTCGGAGTGGATGCAAGCACCTTGTCAAGAATGAAAAATGATAAAAAAACCAATGGATTAACTGAGGTTGAATTTATTAGCGTTTTATTGACAGCCCTTGGATTAAAAGTGGTGCCAGAAACTGATGTGTATTGTTCTCCTGAGATTGCAGAAGCAACACGGGTATATCTGGCCCATGCATTTACTTCACCAGAGTACATGCGAATTTTATTCAAATAAAAAACCGCTTTTCTGCGCGAACAGAAGAGCGGTTGAGTTCACTTAATTAGGAAACCGAATGAACAAATCAAATTTAGCACATGAGCCACCAATCCCACAAGGAGAAGTGGTTCATTTTCCTAGAAAAGAGCGGCCCAAGATGGCGGAAAAATTTGCACACGGCTACGTCATGTCGAGCCAGTTGTATCGCAAAGAAGTTTACCCATTTCTTAGTGATGCCGCTCGGCATGTATATTTTGAGCTTGAAAGCCGTATTAACGGTTTTCAGAAAGAATCAGACTTTGTTAGCTACTCTCAGTTGCAGGGTACTAATGGTTTACCTGGCGTTCGTATTGCTGGGCGTGCAGCTATAGCAAAAGGGCTAAAAGAACTCATTACTTATGGAGTTATTGAGGTTGTTGCACACGGCAAGCAAGGTATGAAGTCATATCGAATCAATGAGGTTTCTATTAAAGACCAGTTCACTAATGAAACTAGTTCACATAAAGAACTAGTTCACGTTGTGAACCAAACTAGTTCACGTACTGAACCGAAACTAGTTCACGTTGTGAACACACAAAAGAAAGAAAAAGATAATTATAAAAATACAAACACAGCTACCCAAGCTGAAAACTCGCTTGACGAAATTCTCAATCTCTGGAAACCAGACTTAAACCAACTCAACGTATGGTTACAGTGTTCAGGTGAAATGCCAATGACTGAAACACTGGTCAAGCAGCTACTCATTGAAATCAACGCTCACTACGAAACACAGCTGAAAGCTGGTTTGCTTACTAATAACCAGATGTATTCAAAATTTGTGAAGTGGGTAAAACGCGAATTCAAGAAACCAGCACCTAAAACACAATCTTCTGTTCAACAGAGCAATCTTCGCAATGTGAACGATGCTTGGGGTGAGGTAGAGCAGTATGCACCTGTAGTCGATGATGTGGACACGGAGGGCATGCTATGAACGCAATGCACACTCAGTTTCAACAAACGATTCAGCTTTCTTCTGAATTCTGCTCAAAGCACAGCGAAGCAATGGTCACGATGTTTGGCCGGTCCGTTTGCAAATCATGTGCAGTTGAAGCTGTCACTAAAGCTCAAGATGAACATGCTCACTCTGTAAACCAGATGGTACGTGAAAAACACTTCGCCGGAGCCATGCTGCCTAAACGTCATGCTGAAAGTGGTTTTCTGAATTACCAGGTTAGCAACGACGGCCAGAAAACCGCAAAGCATCAGTGTGCCACTTTCGCTAAAGACTTCAATAAAGGGGTGCAGCGTAATCTGATCATGGTGGGACGTACTGGTACAGGTAAAACCCATCTTGCTTGTGCTGTGGCTCGTAACGTTCTGGATAAACAGAAATATGCCCGTTACGTGACTTCCGAAGACATGGCAAACGAGATTGCGAATGCCTGGAAGAAAACAGACGACAACGAAAGCAATGCAGTGTTCCGCTTTGCCGAATATGACTTGCTGATCCTGGATGAGTACGGCCTGAATGATCAGCACGAAAACCGCTTAAAGCTGGTCCATAAAGTTCTCTATGCACGTTATGACGAAGCAAAGCCGACGATGCTGATTTCTAACTGGACTATCAAGCAGCTTGAAGAAAACTTGGGTGATCGTTTGTGGTCCCGGTTTCAGCATGGCGGATTGACGGTAGTTCAGTGCAACTGGGCTGATGCTCGTATTGGAGGTGCTCTATGACCCACAAATCAACATGCCTCTGCTTCACATGCAGCAAGGCTAAGCGTAAAGCCAGCTCAAAACGTACTCCGAAGCCAAAGCAGTACGAGTACAAGAATCTGGATATGAGCAAGATTGACCAGTACAGCGAGCAGCGGATCAGAGCGCTGTGGAGTATGGGAGGTGGGGTGTGAATCTAATTGAAAAATGCGGTGGACAAGGCCCAGCCGAAATGATTGCTGCTTTAGTGCTCTCAACTGTTGCATGCCCTGAAGGGTATTTTCCTCAATTACAAAAATATTTTTCTGTGCTTGATGGCCATGTGTACCTCTACCACGAGAAAGAGCGTCAATTTCTACCTTACATGGATTTAGATAAGGTTTATCTCGACTACGTGTGGCTGAAAGATCTTAAAGCAGAACTCGAAGCGTGTATGCAGGAGGGTGCGGCATGAAAACAAGAATGGATGTTATTGAACGCAGCATTGCCTTGCTTAGAACTGCATATTCTCGTTCAAGTCGTCTCTCTACGCGGGATTGTATGGAGATTACTGGATTGCAACAAAGATCGGCACAGCGTTATTTAGTTGAGCTTGAGAAATTGGGCTACCTGCAAAGTGATGGGAGTACTCCACGTGGCTACAAGGCCACAGACAAAACCAAGCAGCTATTTGGAGCACAGGGATGAATAGAAATAAACAGGTTCGAGCATGGCTGGAAATGGGTATTGGGCGCGCTACTGCACTAGCTAAAACCCTGAATGTGTCCAGACAGTTTATCAGCAAGGTTTCAGTGATGGAGAAGGGAATCTCACAGAGTCAATGGAATGCGATTAGTTACGGCATTTCGATCATTGAACTAGATGAACAGGCCGTACAAAAGAAGGTCGAGCAAATCATTATCAGGGCTGCACACATGTGTCACAGCAAAGATCGTGAAGTAAAGCAGTTTGCTCAGGTTGAGCTGGATAAATGGGTTGAAAGATTAGGAGCCACCGCATGACTAAGCATGACAACGTGAGTCGTCCGGGTCATTACACCGCAGGCAACATTGAATGTATCGAAGCAATGCAAGCCATGATGACCCATGAGGAATTCATAGGATATCTGCGCGGCAATATCTTTAAGTACCAGTGGCGCTATAAGCACAAGAATGGCTTAGAGGACTTGAGAAAGGCTCAGTGGTATCAGAACAAGTTGATTGAAGCGGAATGCTACAAGAGCACACCAACCGCAATCCTCGAAGCTGAACGCCGGGAGTGTGAGCACTGCTGGGTTGATAGAACAGTAGATGGTTCGGTATGGGACTGCGTGAAGTGCGGACAGCGTAGGGAGGAAGGGTGATGGAGAGATTGTCGAATAAAGATTTCATAGCACTCGGTTTTAAGGAGTTTTCTTATCACACTGTTGGAAATTCAGTGAGCTATAACTTAGGTAGAAGGCGTTACCTATCGGCTGTGTGTATTGGTCAAGGCAACGAAGCTCTTTTCCTTTGCGAGAAATCAGAAGTTGGTAACTACTACACGGATTTAGTTTGCATACATAACCGCGACTATGACGGTCTCATCACTTTGGAGAAAGTTAAGGCTCTGATCGGGTGGTTTGGTGGTGCTGAAGAAGAGAAAGGAGATTGATCATGGATGAGAAATTTATTGCCCTTACTCAGGAATGGCACAGCAAAGGCTGGAATGCTCGTCAGAGTGAAATTGATGAGTTGAAAGCCCAGCTCGAATGCTGCCGTCGCGAGAATGCAGTGCTGTTGGGGAAGGTGGGTGAGTTGGAAAAGAATGAATTTTTGTTAGCTCGAGTCAAAACCATTCTTGGCTGCGAAAAAAAGACCAATTTGCTTGAATCACTCATAGTCCGTGATTTGAGGAAGGTTTTGCGAGGTGAGCATGAAGACACCTAGAGGCTGGCAAGTGCAATCAAAACCGGTGGCTCGGTCTGCAATAAGATCGAAGCCACGCAAGTCGGTAAGTCCGGGTGAGAAGCTACTTAGCTCTCATCTGGATGTATACAAAATCGAGTACACCAAGGAGTTTAGGTTTCACCCTGAGCGTAGATGGAAAGCAGATTTCAGGATTGATGGCTACCCAATCTTGGTTGAAGTGGAAGGTGGTGTGTATAGCAATGGTCGTCATACACGCGGTGAGGGTTATTCATCTGACTGCGAGAAATACAGTACGGCAGCAGTCATGGGCTGGATTGTCATTCGGGGCACAACCGAGCAGGTTCGGAAAGGTTTGGTGATTGAGTGGATCAGGTCAGCAATTGAAAAGTTGAAGGTATAAGGGGTGGGTTATGGATGGTTTTGAGTTTTTAGCATGGGTTTTAAGTGGCTTTCTAATCATAAGCTTAGTTTCTTCACTTGTGGTAGCTGTTGTGGCTTGGAAAGTCCGTAAAAACAGCGAAAAGGAATTTAAAAGTCGCAAGAGTCGCAGATGGGAGAGCAGATGATGAAAAGTGAAGATAAAGCCACAGTATTAATCATAGCGATATTCATGCTTGCAATGGTGTTGCTCGGAATATTTGGGAAATAAGGGGAACGGGATGAATGCGGCAGTGAAAACACAAGTAATGGATTGGGCAAAATATACAATTGATGGCTGGCTGGAGCAGTTCGGGGCTTGGTGTGAGACTGAGCGCATGAGAGGAGGAGACTATCCCGATGGTTTACATATTAATCAGATTTACTGGTTGATGCGTGAAGCAGGCAAGGAAATGCCGAAGGGTAAAGCTTATATCCGTTGTGAGATTAGTGACTATGAAGCGGATCAGGTGCAGGCGTTGTTGAGGAGTATTTTTCAATCCGAGTCAGTGGATTTTACAGCCAAGTATGCAGTGATGTGTCTGGTGAAGCATAAGGTGGAGAATCGTAGTTTAAATGCTGTGGGCGGTATCACAAATCAATCTAAAAGTCAGGTGAATATCATGGTTGGTTGTGCCAGATTTTTTATTCATGCACACGATAAAAGATTAAGAATATCATGAGTTTATTTATATTTATGGTATAATATTTAAGCAAGCCATACAGGTGCTACCAACACCTATATGGCTCTAATCAAATTGAAATCGAGGCTCCAAAATGACTGTGCGCAATAATACTTGCGTAGCCGCAGCTATGCAACGTCGTCACCAAAATTTTATGAAACTCTTAGAATTAACCTATGAAGACTTTGAATATGACTTTTCAAAGGTTGTATTTAACAAAGATGTGGACTCATTAGTTAAAATTAAATGCCCTAAACATGGCTGGGTGAGAACTAGAGCAAAGAAGCTATTAGCTGGCCGAGGGTGTATAGCCTGCAATGAAGAAAGCCTGCTAGATCATGGTGCAATGATTTATATAATTCGTTGTTACGATGATCAGGAAGAGTTTTACAAAATTGGAATTACCACAAAATCTTTAGACGTTAGATTCCCCGATAGGAGTGGACTCCCATATGACTATGATGTCTTGAGTCTCCAAAACGGGGATAGGAAAAAGCTCTATAAATTTGAAGCAATGATTTTGAGGTTGCTGAAAAAATACAGGTATACACCCAAGAAGCCTTTTCGCGGACGCACTGAATGCTTTAGTAACATTGATCTAATAAGGCAGAAGTTTCATATATTTGATGCTTTTGGTGTTGACTCGTTTAAACGCGCGGTATAGTATTTCTGTTATAGTGGCGAAGTTGTAACCTAGTCACTAATATTGATTGAGTCCGTAGGCGATACGGTAAAATGATAAGTGCGTTGCAGACTCGTGAAATTCGATGAAGATGCACAAGCAAGAGGTCGCAACTTGCCAATCAATAATTACGTTTTGGACCGGGGATTCCCAGTCGGCGTTCAAGAAGAAGCTCATCGAAAGGTGGGCTTTTTTGTTGTCTAAAATAAAGCGCCATTAGCTCAA